TCCAGGAATTCCACCTGCACTGAATGCGTCCGTTGAGACTTTTCCACTGCCATAACTGCTACCTCCGCCAAGCCCAGCAAACAACTTCGCAAGGCCAATGGCAATGTACGTGGCAATCATTTGTGAAGCTGCTTGAGATAAGGCTTGACCAACGCTTTGCAAGAAGCTGGCAAACACTTCCTTGGCAGTGGCAGTGCCAGTAATCATGCTTGTAATGCCTTCAGTGAGCATATTGGCAAAGGCTCCACTCACGCCATTGATTGCTCCTTGAATACTCTCAAAAACAGCTCTGAGCTGCATTGCAGTGGTTTCAACGTTGGCAAGTTGAGTGGCATAATCAGAATCTCCGTATTGCTCCATCGCCCGCTCAAATACGCCAGCGGCACTACCAGTAAAACCGGCTCGCAATCCTCCACCAATAACTCCTAAACCACGCTGCGCTTCAAATAAACCCTTTTCTTTTTCAAGAAGTTTGCCATTCTCAATGCGAAGTCTTATTTGCTCCCTCAAGTTGTCAATGTCTGATTGAATTAGTTTTTGCTCGTCTGCTTTGAGCTGAGCAATTTTTTCTTCAATAAGGAAATTAGCCTCTTGTTCAGCAGTAAGCTCGCCATATCCTTGCTTTAAATTGCCAAGAAGTATTTGCTGCTTGTCAATTTCCATGTTCTCGTTGCGCAATGCATCGACAAATGGCTTTCTAAGCTCAAGCCTTGCTCCTTTAATTGCAATGTCTCTTTGCTTTTCTGCGATAGCCAGGCCATTGGTAAGCTTCACTTCTTGATCCTTAAGAGCAAGAGCCTTGTCTGCTGCACTCAAATTATCAGCTTTAATTTTTTCCGATTCAAGACGGAATCGCTCCTGTAATTCTGCCCTTTCAGTTTCCAGAGTAAGCTCAGCGAGCTTGATATCGTAGGAAGTTTTAGAAAGCAAGTTGGCCTGCAATTGCTGGTCTAATACTTGTTTTTCGGCCTCAAATTGCTGCCTAATAAAATCAAGCTGACTTCTGTTATAGGTGTCAAGCTCTTTGCCTTTTTTCTTTTTCCCTTCTTCTTCGCTAGGTGGAATTGCGCCAAGTGCAGCAGGAACCTGAGCTTGCTGCTCTTCAAAACTGATTTGTCTTTGCCTAAAAGCAGCTTCAGATTGCAACCGCTGTGCCTGGGGAGCCAAAGCCATTGCCTCGCTTCTTTTCACATAAATTGGGCCACCTGGAGCCTGTTGCGAACGAATGGCCCCAAGCTCCTGAAGTTGCTTTAGCTCTTTCTCGCTCACAGGAACAAGACGATCTCCACCGGGCTGCTGAGCACCGCTGCGTCCTGCAATTGCCCCAATTGTCTGATAGGCCGATTGCGCTTGCTGCTCTGCTGCGCGAGCTTCTGTTTGCGACATGGAGCGAATAGCTTGCGCTGCACCCATCGCCTTTGCTTTAGTGTCAGCCAGCGCCTGATTCATTGTCAGGAATTTTTCAATCAGCATGCTGATACCCACAACGACCAAGCCAACGCCAGTTGCCGCGAAGAAGGTGCGCAAGGTGATGCCAGCAGTGCGAATAGATGCCTTCGTGGTCTCCGTTGTTGCGCCTGTCGCCGCCATCATTCCCCTAAATGCCGACAAGGTTGAAGTGCCAGATGCCACTCGTGCATTGAAAATTAATAATTGCAATGCATTGGTAGCCCATAGTCCACGCATCACTCCAAGCGCGATATTAATTGGAAGAGCAATTGCGTAAAGTTTTGCTAAATAGCCAACAATGGGATTGCCAGCTATTTGCAAGAATACCTTGCTAACGTCAAGAGCTATTTTTGCGAGTTGTCCCAATTGAACAGCGAAGGTGGCCACGTTTTGTCCAATGCCATCAAAAGCAGGACGCAGTCGTTCCAGTTCTTGTGCAATGGCGAATCCGCCCGCAGTCTTTGCCGCAGTACCAGTAAAGAATGCATTGAGCCCATCAGTGAGTTGTTTTATACCATTCGTCATTGGAACAACAACTGTATTCAAGAACCCCACTGCAACCGGCTCAAATGCCTCATAGAAAAGAGTCATCGAGTTTTGCATGCGATTCATTACGCCTTGGAATGTAAGAGCAGCTCCTTCAGCGCCAGGACCAAATTCCTTATTCATTACGACAGTCACATTCTTTAGCAATGCAACCATCGCTTCTCCCTTGTAGGCGCCATCTTCCAATGCAGCAGAGAAATCTTGAATGGCTTTTGGCCCTTTGAATCCTGCGGCTTCTGCAAACAATGCCATCGCGCCAGGCAGCACGTCACCTAACTGCCCCTTGAGTTCTTCGCTCATCACCTGTCCTTTGCTTGCCATTTGAGCAAAGGCATAGTTCACTCGATCAACTTTATCTGCGCTCATGCCAAAAGTGGCCGCAGCTTTTGTAATGCCGGTGAACAAATCCCTGATTTCGTCTCCGCTAAAACCAGCAGGAGCCATGGAGGCATATAGTTTGGTGAAACCATCACGTGCCGATTGCAAAGGCACGTTGTATTTTTCCATGAGCCCAAGCAGAAGCTCATTAGAGGCTCGCGCTTCTTCTGCCGAAGGCGTCACTGCATTCAAGGTATTTCTAAAGCTTTGTAACTGCCCAACCGCTGCCCCCACTTGCGCCGGAAGATTTTGAATGAAAGCAAGTAATTTATATGCCTGCCCAAATAAAATCACTTGTTTGGTCGCAAAACCAAACTCCTCACCAAGTTCGCGGATGACGCCTGTTCCAGGAAGATTAACTCCTCCAATGGCGCGACCAAAAGCTCCAGCGCCGCCAAAGCCTCCAAATCCGCCACCTCCACTGGGAGGCTGCATGCCGCCGCCTGCTCCTCCAGCCATTGCTGACTGAGGAACAATGGCACCCCCGACAGCGTAGGGCACAATTGCGCTGGTAGGACGCGCTCCGCGATATGCGTAACTATAAGGTGATGGAGTGCGCCCTTCGCCACCTCCGATTACGTCCATGCCACGCAAGTCCGAGCGCATGCGGGCTTCACGTTCGCGACGTGCCATCATTTCTGCGCGAGTTTCGCCACCAACTGCACCTGTCGAATAGACATTAGGAGCACGACCAACTCCAGCAGGAAGTAATCCAGCAATGCGACTAGGACCAAGCAATGGCTGTTGTGATGCTGCAAGGCCAATGCGAACATTTCTAATTTGTTGCTTAATAGAATCAACGAAAGCATAAGCAGCACTTCGCATGATGCTCTGCATTTCATTGCTTAATCCAGTGGGCAAATATTTTTGCGCACCAAAAGCAGTACCAGGCAATGCAGACGCAACAGCGCCAGGTGGCAATGCCCTGCCTGTTCCAGATGGACCAATGGGAATATTGCGAGGTGGAATAGTTGATGGGAAGTCAACCCTAGGCAATGCACGTCTTTGCTGCATTTCGCGGCGAATTGTTGCCGGATCCATGCCCAGCATCTGAAAGAGCCCGCGAGCAAATGTATCTAGTACTTTATTCAGCCCGCTTCTATCCGGGTTTCTCATTACCGCCTGAGGGTCAAGATACTTAGTGATAGCCTCAATGCTTGCCTCCTGGACAAGCTTATTAATCAGTTCGGTAGCAGTGTCACTCTTGTATTTTGAATAACCACCCACTCCAACTTGCTTGGCAATATTTTTAAGACTTCCGATGCCTTCTCCTGTGATTGCTGTGCGGAATTGTTCGCGTCGCGCGGATTCTGTTACACCACCACCGGCCATTCGCTCCGCACCAATGCGGGCAATATCTTCCATCTTCCTTGCCACTTCGGCTTGAATCTGAGCGGGAGTTTTCGCAATGTCAACTTTCGCCTTTATTTTGATTGCAATACTTCCTAGTTTTTCATTTACCGCTTTCTTGAAATCAGAAACATCTGCATTATTTATTGATGCTTTAATACTCGTAGGAACGCGGAGTTTTCCACCTCCTTGCTTAATTTTTTGATCAGACTGAATGCGGCTCTCAATTGCATCCAATACGCTTCTAGCTTCCTTGCCAGTGGCGCCTTTTTTAATAGAAACAGTCACCTGCGCCTGCTTAGCTAGTGCCTTGACAAATGCAGTCACATTGGGGGTGGCAAGCTTTGTTGGAAGCTGAATTTCCCCGGCACCCCCGGACACAATATCCCTACGAATTTGCGCCCGTATCTTGCGGATTTTTTCGTTGCTAAATTTTTCAATGTTAGCCGAGGCATTGATGCTCAGCTCAACTTTTTCATCCTTGAGATTTTTGAGCGTCTTTTGAAAATTTGCAACTTTACCTGCTAAAGCACTAAGAGTATTGCTCTCAATTTTTACGTCAAACGACTTTTTGCCTTCTAGGTAGCGAGTCAATAGTCGATATTGATCTGCAATACCTTTTTTATTGAAACGAACATTAATATCAATCGGCTGCCCCGCAAGGGAAGATGATGCCTTCTGTAATTCCTGTCTGAAGAAATTAAGGTCAAGACCCACCTTAAGGGTCATATCAGCATTTTGACCTGCCATCTTCAACTGCTCGTTATTGTCTTTATTCTATAATCATTGATCCTGATTACGCCCAGCAAAAGCTTTTAAATCATCAGCTAACAATGCAATCACCCGCCCATCCATCTTCCTTGTCTTCATTAAGCGCTGGAAGACGACCAAACTAGCATCCGTAATACCTGTATCTTTCTTGATTGCTTTTGTATCAAATGGCAAGAAATCTTCTGGCCTCACCTTGGACTTCCGTCCTGCCATCATGCCAGCCGCCATCGTGCCAAGCTTTGCAATGGCAACGCTCTGCACATTGTATTTTGCTACGTCATGCTTATCAAGATATTTCAACGCACGCTTAATATCAGACAATGGCTGCAAACCAAATTGATCTGCATGCCATCGCCTGTCATTAAAAT